CCTGGAGGTGGTAAAGGTTCACCAGTAATTGGATCTATTGAATTTGGATCGGGAATAATACCTTTTTTAATTTCAGATTTAATCTGTTGATCAATCTCAATAATTTCACTATCAGTCTGATGAAGAACTTTTCTACGAACATATTCTTTGGAGAAATATTTTCCAATATAAGGTTCAATGGTTGCAAGAGTTCCAAGTCTTTCATTCAGTAATTCTGAATCTTTGAGTTCGGCAAATTGATTATCATATAGGAAATCATATTGGATATGATCTGCCATCAAATCCCAATCTTCTGGACTAACAATATTTTTCAAAACTAATTGAGTTTTGAGCATATCATTGAACATATTTGCAAAACGCTTTCTCAAACGTCCAACAAATTTTGAAAATTTTAATTCATCTCTTAAGATTTCCGATGAACGTCCAAGATTAAATCCGTCTCCACTACCAGCAATTCTAGATTCTGGAACATTGAGAGCTCTATAAAGTTTTTTCTGGAAATACTGAATATCACTAAGTTCCCCAAGATTTTGTCCACCTGGAAGAGTTGTAATTTCAGTTCCGCGACCACCCTCTCTACGTGGTAACCAAAAATCTTCCATCATGGACATAAACTTGCGGTCGTCACGAACTTCACCAGTTCCTGCATCATAAACAAGTTTATTTCTGTAGCGAGACATAACCTCTTTGAGGTATTGCTCTGCCTTTACTTTTGGAAGATTGCCAACGTCAATATAGAAAATTCTACGTTCTGGAGCACGTGACAATCTGTAAATTACAAGCGAATCCTCAATCATCCTGAGTTGATTAAGTGCCTTGATTGCCTTATGCAGATATGAAAGAATAGTTCCTTTATTTCTATCCACAAGTCCAGAACTAACATATGTAATTGAATCTTTCGCAATTTTAATTTGTTTCATTGATCCGCCACCAGATACCATTCCTGGTGAAGGATATGATGCTACAGGTGAATAAAGAAAATATTCTTCTATCTCTGGATAAAATACTTTGTCAGTTTCTTGAATCGCATTCATATTTAACATACCATTTTTATTCGTCCTTTTTTCATGACGAACAAATTTCATTTTCATCGGATCAATATATCTTAGATCCTTAATACCTTCCTGTGGTTTTTTAATATCAATTACTTTTAAATAGTATAATTTCCCATCAACGTACCAATTTCTAAAAATTTCATGAGATTTTTTATCAAAATCCAATAATTCTTTAATATATCTAAATTCTTCTCTAATTTTTTCTTTTAATTTATCACTTGCATTTAAATTTGAAAGTTCAATTTCAACTGGAGAATCGTAAAGATCACTCACAATTGCTTCATTTACAACATCCTCAATAGCACCATCACATTCTGGATGAAGTGCCATTTCACGATATCTTTTAATTAGATCAAATTCAGTTCTATAGACACCTTCGATATCCAGATACTGTCCATAAAATCCACTTGCAATAAAATTGTCTACCCCGTCGTCATTGTTAGGTGGGACGGGGGAGACAATGGATTTTGATTTTAATTTGTCACCAGAATCATCAATTGAAAATCCAAAAAGTTTTGCCATCTTATAAGTTTAGACCGTATGTTCTATTTAGTTGATATCCTGTCCACCAGCATTTGCCCCAGTACCTTTAACTGCTTCCCACCATTGAACTTGGAATTCACAAGTAAACTCTTCAATTGCATCAGTTGTTTCGTTGGAAAGTGCAATTGTCCCAATATTTGTTGGAAAAATATCATACATGTGATATGCCCTCAAAGTTTCTCCAGTACGATCAAGTTGATAAACAAATGCATCTGCTTGATAGAGTGCTGGATCGGTAGCACCAGTTGCATCAGAAACTCTATTAATTGAATTAATCCAATTTTCAAGAGCAGAACGAATTGCAAAATCGGTATCATTAATTACTGTAACAGTCCATGATTCGAATGTTCTGTCTCCAGCAATTTTAAGAATTCTTCCTCTAAATGGAACATTAACTGGACCAATTGTTGATGCTGGAAGAGCAGCTGCTTTAATTAAAAATCTTGATTTATCAAGAACATTGCTGTCGGTTGGTGCTGAATCTGGGAATGATAATACTACTTCAAACAGATTAGCACGAGCACCACCACCAGTCAATTTGCTCTTAAAGTCGGTAATCTTCCTTAAAGGAGGTGGATTTAATTGATTTCTAGTTGCCATAGTTGTTTACCTCTTGTTTAATTAGAATTGACCGATTACTTCATCAAACGAAACACCAGTTCTGGTGGCAACAAAAGTAAGACCAATGAAGTTAATTGATCTTGCTGGTTTAATATAGATATCAGCAACAAATTCGTTAGAATCAATAACAGCCGCTGTGTTATTTGTTTCATCACAAACAACCACATAATCATAGATTCCTCTCTTTGCCTGAACATCGCGGAGAAATGGTTCTACGATGTTTACAAAGTTTGTTCTTGTAATTTCATCGTTGAATTCAAATAGTTGATCTTTGGCGGCGGTAGAAATTGCAGTTTCTAAGTAGATGAAGAGACGACGAACGTTGATTCTATCAAATGCTGATGCCTTACCATATCCAGTTTTGTCGCCAAATAGAACAATTCCTGCTCCTGGTGAGAAGATAATTGGATTAATTCTATTTGAATAAAGACGATCTCTCTGTGACTTGGAAGGATTGTATGCTAGTTTTACGGCATTGAGAATTGCACCTCTTGAAGTTCCTGCAGGCGAGTACCATGGGAAATTGTTAATATCATTACGAGCGCAGATTCCTGCAATATCACCATTCAGAGGTACATATCTGAAGGTATCTGAGAATCTATCATACATGTACTTATAACCACTATCAAAAATGGCATAAGTTGAAGATGTGATTGGTGCATAGAATTCAATTACATTATCCGTAATATCTGAAGCAGATCTTACTGTTACTTCATTTTGATCTGAAGTATCTGTGAGAGCAGCGCCCCTATATGGCGAAATAAATGCAATCGCATCTTTTCTCATTTCTGCTACAGAAATTAATTTTTGTGCAATTGCCTGAGCATTTCTAATGTTGTATCCAGCAGATCCCATCAATAAGAAATCAACTTTAAAATTATCAGTATTTTCAAATAAGTCATATCCATCAGAAATCTCCCCAATAGTTGCAGTTAATGCACCAGATGTTGTAATTCCAGTTTGACCATTATAGTTGACTCCACCAGCAAGAGTTAAATTAACCGCTCCACTAGCACCAAAAATAATACCATCTGCATTTTGATCCCAACCATAATCTGCTTGAGGAGTAAATCCAGAACTAAATCCCGTCGTTACAATTCCTGTTGGAGCAGATCCACCAAAAATAAATGTGGAACTATTTGCCAGATACTTTCTCCAATAAGAAGGACTTCCTACTGAGAATTGTGCATCTGATGCCTTAGAAAGACTTAAATGCTTCTCAAGAATTGTTCCTGCATTTCCAGTAATTTTTCCGAGTGCATCAATGACCACTACATGAACTTCATCAAATCTTGCTCCTCTAGATTCAGCATATTCTGAAGTAGATGGACGATCTGCAATATTGTTCCAGTTAATTGTAGTATCTTTTGCAACTTCTAATGTCTGTTGATCAAACCAATCAATATCTGATGTTACTGTTGTTGCAGACGTATTACCCAATAATAAACTATTAACCCTCACAAATTCTGATCCAATCTTCAAATATCCGTTAGTATTAATTACTGTGGATATTCCAGTTCTATTTGTATTAATACCGATAATAGTATTTGAGGAAGTAATTGTAGAAGTTACTGTTCCTACTCCAGTAAATTTTTGAAGATAATATGCAACTGTATTATCATCATGTACTACTGCAGTGGTTCCTTCCGAACCTCTTGTAACACCAGTAACTTGACCAGAAGAAATACTAGCACCACTTAAAGAAATAATTTCATTATCAATTGCTAAAAATTTATCTGAACCTACGGCAAGATTGGCAGTAGAAATACCAATTGTTGTATCTGTAGTGCTCAGTTGCAATCCACCAGCAGTATCTAAAGTTAATGTCGATACAAGATAATATGAAGTAATTGCTACTCCAGCACTAATTGATCCTGCAGAACTTCCTAATGATCCTCTGGTTCCAGAAACTGAAGTAGATCCCGCTCCAGTTCCAACAAATGAAATTGCATTTGATGTAAATTTGTAAATACTTTTTGGTTGATAGTCAATGGTAGTTTCTGTACCTCCAGTACTTACGTGAGATAAAAGTTTTACATCAACTTTACTAGTTGTGGTGTTTATCCCGGTAATGATACCTTTAAAGAATCCCGTAAGAAGTGAAGTAGATCCTACACCAGGTAAAACTGTGTTTGCTGGAACTGCCTGACTTACACCTAAACCAACTGATAAACCAGTAGTTGAACTAACGGTTAAAGTTTGGTCCGCTTTTGCATCAATGATTGCAACTTTAATTCCATTCGACCAAGATCCAGGATTTCTTGCAACAACTGTCACATTAGTAATCGTATTCTCATCATATCTTAATTCATTATAATGATCTAAACTCTTAATCTTAATACTAGTACCAGCACCAGTACCAGAAAAACCATTTTTTAAATCAATATCATCTGCTCTCACTACTCTTAGTGATCCACCATAAGCGAGATAAGAAGATGCAGTTAACCAATGCTCATAATGTTTATCTGTCGCATATGGTTCACCGAAATTGTTTAGCAGATCTTGTTCCGTCTCTACTAAAGTTGGTGAATTTACAGGTCCCTTTGCAAAAGGGGCCACAATTGCACCAATTTTATTAGAAGTTGGGCCGACTCTCCCAACTGTTAAGTCAACTTCTCTTACTACAATTCCAGGAGATGCTAAATTTAGCGCCATTTGTATTCCCCGCCAGGTCCAGAATTATTCTAAAAGTATTTATAAATTTTGCCTCTTTAGCGATAGTCCCACATATGTGATCGATCACCATACTCATCAACGTTCCAAACTTCTAAAGATTCATTTTCATTTTGTGCCGTTGCAAATACCCATCGATCTCCAGTTGATGGTTCTATATAAACTTGATTATCATCCAATCCATCTAAAATGAAACCGAAAGGTGCCATGTCTTGCTCAACTTGATTCCTTTGCTCCTCATAAATTCTTTTGCGAACATCATTGTTCGTCATTTCCTTAAAATAATCTTGTGCAACTAACCAAGAGAATATAACAAGACACATAGCAAGATCATCATTACAACCTTCCTCTGCTTCAAATGATCTACTCTTTTGAATAAATGTTGTGAGTTCTGAAATCATGTCATAGTCATTGATTAAAAGTTTATCGTCTTCAACCAATGTTCTTAGGTTTGAGCATCCCAGTTTTTTAACTGCAGATGTCATACGGACACCAAGCTGAGATTTTTTTCCACTAAATCCAGAACCAACAATTTGACCTGCACGACCTCTCATTGCACACATTAGAACATTATCGTACTCTAAATCAAAATGGAGAATATTTGCTACCTGATCTCCAATATCATTTACTTCTACCAATAACCATGCATCATCATAAGCTTTTGCTACTTCATGAATGATAGCAGGAAACATCATCGGTTTAATTTCATTATTTTTATATTTTGCTACTGTTCTGTATGGAAAATTGGTAATATCAAAAACTATAAATGCTGAGTAATCATTTCCAACTCCTCTTGCCACGTCAACAGTAATTAAATAATTGTGCTCTTCCTTTGGATCTTCATAAACATCAAGACCTTTATTTCTTTTTAAAGGATCTTCATAAACTAATGCTCTTAACTTTGAAGGATTAATCAGAGTATCAACAGATCCTAAGAATTCGCAGTTATGTGATATTATATCATTTGAATAATATAAATTATCTTCTCCAACATCCAATAAATCGTAAAGATATATTCCTTCTTCTACTATTTCATTATAAACAACTTTTTTACTTTGTAAAATATCATCAACTTTTATTAAAGATGCCTTTATTTTTTCACTACCAAATGAATGGTTATCAGAACATTTTATTTCAGAACCATCTTCAAAAATTATCCAGTGATAGAACGGTCTATAAACTTTTTGAATGCCCGAAAAAGTTTTAAATCCAGTGGGAGTTTTTACTAATATATCCTTATTAAGTTTAAACATTTTTCCAACATTCCTGCAAGATTATTCTTTTTATACCCTGAGATGTTATATTATATTTACTTGAATATTTTTTACAAAAAGATTGAATATAAGACATTTTCTTCCCATTTTT